CGTATGGCAGTAAACGGACTTTCGCTTACAACGCCCTCGCGCATCAGAAAGTCATAGAACTGTTTGTACAGATTGAGGCGCCCATTCGCAGTCTTCGCACTGTCAAGTCCGTAGCGAGACTTGAGCCAGTCTTGGCAATCGACACGGCCAAGGCTCTCAAACGTCTGCCCACGCGACTCGACATAGACAGAGAACTTGTCAAGATCGTCAGCGTATTTGGCCACCGTGCGTACAGCCAAACCACGCTCGAACTGGAGCGATTGCACGTAGCTTTGGATGAGTTGGATCTGTTGCACAGATCATCATGCGCTTTTAATGAAATTAAAGGTGGAAAAGTTAATCACAAAGATAATAATAAGTATTATCTAAATATGGGAGCTAGATAATGGGAAAAGCTGCCAAGGTTGATAATGTTGATAATGGGAAAGTTAATGCGGGAAAGGATACTCAATCGCTTTCTACTCGGAATTCGACAGAGTACGCGCACGCGCCAAGAACGTACAAAAAGCCCGTCCACCACTCGAAAAGAGACATGACCAATCTCGGTGGAAGACCCAAAATCTACGGTGATGACGATCCAGTTTGGCAATTGATTATTGATGGCATGTCATCAGGCCGAAGCCTTTCAACTGTCTTGCGCACTGAGGGAATGCCAGTCTGGTCAACAGTGCAAGGCAGGCTTGTTTCGGATGATGCCTATCGAGCCAAGTACGACAAGGCCGTTCAAGACCGTGCAGACCGCCTAGCAGACGAGATCATGGACTTGGCAGACGAACCTATGCCTGAGTGGCTGGAAGGCCCCGGTGCCTCCGCATGGGTGCAGCAGAAAAGATTGCAAGTTGACGCACGCAAATGGGTGGCCAGTAAGCTCAAGCCACGCACGTATGGCGACAGGCTTGATGTCAGCGTAACCGACAACCGCATCAGTGTTTTGGGTGCCTTAGAGCAGGCTCAACAACGTGTCGCAATAGGCATGGCAAAGGAGTCAAACGTGCTAGATGTTGAGGTCAAACAGACCAAAGAACACGCTGAAGTGACCACTCCTCTCGCAGAGCGCATGAATGCTCGAATGTCTGAATAACCCTAAAAACGCTACTTTATACAACCGCCATTATGTTAAGTAAAAACGGGTTATCCACAGGAAAATTGTGCATAACTTGGCGTATTTTGGGATATACAAGGAAACAGTGGATAACTTCTCAGGAAATCGGTGGACAACACAGAATGTCCACATGTCCTGACCGTGTGGCCAAGGTGGCTTGCCCTGCCCAACTGGCCACCGCGGGGGGGGTGGGGCCGACGGCTAAGGGCCACGGGAACGGTGGTCTCGTAAACAATTTTTAATTATTTTTAAATTATGCCAATAAATGCCTTAACCCAGCGCCCTGCCAATATGTTGGCGTATCAGGACACATTAAGCGCCACTGAGCGCAATCAGTATCTTGGCGCATTGGCTGACTTCTTGGCCAAGAGTTATTCACCAGAGCGTACCCAGCAGATGCAGGGCACTGCCAAGTTCTTGTCTATGCCTGCCATTAGCCAGACCCTTGATAGGCTTTCTTATGGTGAACCCCTGACGACTGGTGCAGGCGGTCTAGGCGGTACTACCCGTGTCAGACCAGAAGCCCTAGAAGCTGCCATGGCGGTAGCGCCTATGGCCAAGCCTGCAACGATGGCCACCTTACTGGCGGCAAGAGAAGCTCGAAGGGCTGCGTTGTCTGCGGGTATGGCTGGTGAACGGTATGCGGAGAGAGTGGTGCCCCAGATCATGGAGCGTGGTGGTATGCCTGCTGAAATGTTGCAGGGTCTGGCGCAGGGTTCAAGAAGCCAAGTGTTGCCATCACAGGGTCGCAGTGGCTTTGGTGCTTTTGACCCTCGCTATGACCCAAGAGTTTTGGAGCAAGGCAGATTGCGTGAGATGACTCGGGATATTCAATTAAACCCGAATGCTACAAACGCCCCTGCTGTCTCGCTGGCTGACTTTGAGGGACGGCCATTTATTACGAGCATGGCTGATCGCACGGCTGCTGGTGGCAAGCTGGTGGGTGTGGACAACGTGCAATTCAATCGCCCTGTTGAGCTGATGGGTGGGCAAGATTACATGTTCAACAATCCTGGTCAAGTGTGGGCAAGCGCTCAAGGGCCAGTCAAGCAACTTATGAAGCAGGCTGATGAAATCAAGCTGGCTACTGGACAAGATCCTCTGTACATGCCGTGGCGCATGGCTCCGACTGGCGGTGATTTTGCTGCCATGACTGGCGAGACGATGCTGGCCTATGCAGACAGTGCAATGGGCAAAATGCAGAAAAAGAGTTTAGACAGAGCAATTAAGAAAATGATTCCTGATTGGCCCGGTGTTTCTGATCCTAAGAGTGTGGTGGAGTTTAGGAATGCGTCAGACAGCACGCGCAAAGCTGTGAAGCAGATGATGGACAGGGACTTCAGAGATGCCAATGGCTTGAATATTGGCGGTGCAAGACTGGCTGTGTCAGACCCAGCGCAATTGGCAGCGCAAGAAGGCGGTGTGATGAACGTGGGTGAAATCTTTGCTAGTCGCCCAATGGTGATGCAGTCTGGCCACCCTTCTTACCCGCGAGGTGTGCCCGGTCAGGGCTTGGGTACTTTGGCTGAAGACCGCAATATTTTTGAATTGTTGCCAGAAGTGGCTAAAGCTCGGGGGATTCCAGATCCGACAAACCCAAGGGCTACTGATCTACGGGCTTTGCAGATGAAGCCCTACGCTGGCGTAATTACAAATGAGCTACTGAAGCGTCTTGGTTACTAAACAAGAACTTTGGATCAAACTTGCTTGCCAGCTTTTCACCATACCGATCAGTCAGAAATGTTTTGACTGATTCCTCTGTGACCTCGTGTACGCCAGTGACAACGCAGCGTGTTTCGTGCAAGCCCAGTGCCTCAAGCATCTTGGCTGGCATTTTGACATCGGTGTTGACTATGGGTGACAGGGTCATGTGGCCATTTTACTCCTCTACCCAATAAATGCAAACCCCCATCTACAAATCTGCCGAAGAAGAAAAGCTCATGGTGGAACTTTGGTCTCCCGCCATTGCCAACGACCCCGAAGCCTTCGTGCTATTTGCTTTTCCTTGGGGACAAAAGAACACTCCCCTTGCCAAATTTACTGGCCCTCGCACATGGCAGCGTGAGCTACTGAGAGACATTAAAAAGCACATTGACGGTAACGCTGGCAAGATTGACTACGACACTGTTCGCATGGCAGTCTCATCTGGCCGTGGTATTGGCAAGAGCGCCCTAGTCTCTTGGCTAATACTTTGGATGCTCACCACCAGGATTGGCGGCTCAGTGGTCGTCTCTGCCAACAGTGAAGCGCAGCTGCGATCAGTCACTTGGGCAGAACTCACCAAATGGCAAGCCATGCTGATCAACTCTCACTGGTGGGAGATATCGGCCACAAAGTTGGTGCCTGCGCAGTGGCTCACAGAATTGGTGGAGCGTGATCTCAAGAAAGGCACACGCTACTGGGCTTGCGAGGGAAAATTGTGGTCAGCGGAGAACCCAGACTCATACGCTGGCGTACACAATCAAGACGGCATGATGCTTATTTTTGACGAGTCAAGCGGCATACCAAATCCAATTTGGGAAGTGGGTGCGGGATTCTTCACTGAAAACACGCCAGACAGGTACTGGTTTGCGTTTAGCAACCCTCGTCGCAATGAAGGCTACTTTTTTGAGACATTCAATGCCAAGCGAGACTTCTGGGACAGCAGAAAGATTGACTCTCGCACCGTGGAAGACACTGACAAAGCGGTCTACGCCCAAATTATTGCCGAGTATGGCGAAGACTCTGCGCAGGCCAAAGTCGAGGTGTACGGTGAGTTCCCTTCTGCTGGCGAAGATCAGTTCATTGGCCCCAATATTGTTGACGAGGCCATGAAACGCCCTCTTTATAAAGACAAAACGGCTCCTGTGGTGATCGGCATAGACCCAGCCCGTGGCGGTGCTGACAGTACAGTCATTTTGGTACGCCAAGGCAGAGACATTATCAAAATCTTGCGCTATCAGGGCGAGGACACCATGGAAGTGGTGGGCAGAGTGATTGATGCCATTGAGGAGTACAAGCCCGTGCTGACTTGCATAGACGAAGGGGGCCTTGGGTACGGCATTTTGGACAGATTGACCGAGCAACGCTACAAAGTGCGTGGCGTGAACTTTGGCTGGAAAGCAAAAAACAGTGTGATGTACGGCAACAAGCGTGCAGAAATATGGGGCGCTATGAAAGACTGGCTCAAATCAGCAAGTATTCCCTCTGACAGACAACTGCGTGCCGATCTGACTGGGCCGATGAAGAAACCCAACTCCTCGGGCACTATTTTCTTGGAAGGCAAGAAAGAGATGCGCTCCCGTGGGCTGGCTAGTCCCGACGCTGCCGACGCATTGGCCATCACGTTTGCTTTTCCTGTCGCACACCGTGAGTACCAGGAACCCAAGCAGCGAGTGAATGCGCAGCGCGGTGCCGTGTCTACTGGCTGGCTCGGTGCTTAATATTTAGCACTGTCTATTTATTTTTTCTGAAATCAGTGATAATCTGTACAAATAGCAAGACTAACCTATGCTAAAGGTATAACTATGGCTACCAAACCCGGCTTGTACTCAAATATTGCTGCAAAAAAAGAGCGTATCGCCAATGGCTCAAAAGAAAAGATGCGCTCCCCCGGTGATAAGGGCGCACCGTCAGCCAAAGATTTCAAAGATTCAGCCAAAACGGCCAAGAAAAAATGACATTAAAAGCCACCCA